CAAATATTATTTATCTTTCTAAAATTACCAATATTATCATCATCAGATGAAACATGTGCAATATTAATATTATGACCAATTTCATTTGCAAGTTCAATTATCTTTTTAATACTTAAATTATCTATATTAATATACTTGGTAGTATCATGTAAAATCATAGCACATTTATTTGCTTTTGAATCTTCCCATTCAATCTTAGCCTTAAACTTTGTTAGATCAAAAACTTTATAAATGATACGTTGATAGTATTTCATATTAATTAAATTCATTGTATACATAACATATTTAACTTCTTCTTCTGAATCAGTTTTATTTGCTTCATCTTCTAATAAAATATCTGGTTTTGGTAATGAAACTACTGGTTCAGGTAATTTTTGTTCTGAATCACTTTCATAATGAGGAATTATACTTACATCTGGAGAATGATCAACATATTGTCTTCCTAAATCATATGTACTACGATATAACGAATAATTTACATTTAATGGTTCATCTCTAACATCTACAGCCATCGATCCCGATTGGTCTACCATAAACAACAATAAATCTGTTTTAATATTAATATTTGATTCTATCATTGAATTGAGTTTTTTAACAACAATATTATTACTATAATTTTCAATAATAAGATTCTTGTTCTCTACATTTGATTTAAATTCTGTAGATTTATATTCTTCTTCTGTAATTATTTTTGACTTCATAATTGAACCAACTTGAAAATTAGCAATTGGTCCCATTAAAGTTACTTTAATATTATTCCAATTATCAATATCATGGTCACTTCCATCAGCCATTTGTGATAATAGTTCTTGTTGAATAATATCTGCAGAATTACCTTCAATAGTATCATTAGTCTTCGAAATTAATGATAGAGTTGCATGATCATATGTTTCTTTACGACCTATTCCCATCGTAGTTGTTTTAGATTTATATTGCTGAATAAACCCTAAATTATCTGATGTTAATTTTACATTATTTTCACCATCAGATAAAAAGAATATTTCATTTGCATCTTTAAATTCACTTATATAACTTAATATTTCATAAGGTGCTAAAAAATTTGTACCACCATTTGGATGAGACAAATTAATTGCTTTTATAATATCATCATAGGTTAAATTATCAAATAATTTATATGGATTTTCATACTTACTTTTAATTAAATCTTTAGATTCATCGCTAATTTTAATATTTGTATACAACGTAACATTAGTATCAAATAAAAATATTGCAATATTTATTTTCTTTTTCTTAGCATATTCTGTATTACAAATTAACGTTTCTTTGCATATATCATAACGACTTGGCATTTTAAGTTTATTTATTAAAAGTCACAATTAATTATTTAGTTTTCAATTTTTAATATCATCCTTATATTATATACAAATGCATTGGTTAGCTGCTGTTCTCTTCTTTGTTTTATCTCCTGGTGTTTTAGTTACTCTCCCACCAGGACCAAGCGGTCAAGTTTGGATGAGCCGTGAAACATCATTACAAGCCGCCGCTGTTCATGCCCTTGTTTTCGTTGTTGTCTCACATTTTGTATGGCAATATGCTAAATCACACAACATGGTCTTTTAATTTTTTGTATTATAATTAATAATAATATAAAAAAATATCTACTTCTTATTTTATTACTTCATTAGTTAATGTTTGTATTCTCTCCGGCGAAATTAGAAAGAAATGTTTGTTTATGGAAAAAATGTTTACCATCAATTAAACCATACTATGCAATGAAATGTAATCCACATCCATATATTATTACTAAATTATCTCAATTAAAAGTAAATTTTGAATGTGCTGCTATTTCCGAAATGTCAAGTTCTCTATTCACTACAAATGATATTATTTATGGACATCCTCATAAATCTATTGAGCAAATTCAATATGCAAAAACAAATAATGTCAATAAAATTGTATATGATTCATTATCTCAACTAAAATTAATACATCAAATATATCCAGAAGCATTACCAATTTTACGCATTAAATCTAGTGAAAATAAATCAGAAATTAAATTTAATCAAAAATTTGGTGCATCTGATGAAGAATTAAATGATATAATTAATTATCATAAAAGAGAACAATTTCCAATATATGGTATATCATTTCATGTTGGTAGTAAATGTTACTATCCTGAACAATATTTAGAAACAATCGAGAAAATATATTCATTAGACGTGAAGTATAATTTAAAATTACGTATGATAGATATTGGTGGTGGATTTCCATCAATAGATGATGAATTTACAGAAAAAAAATTTATCAGTCATACCAAAGTAATTGATGATTTTCTTTTAAAACACAATTCATTTGATAAATATATTATTGTAGCTGAACCTGGTAGATTTATGGTAGATAATACACTTAAATTTATGGTAAAAGTTATAAATAAAAAAACTGTAAATAATGTAAAAATTTATTATATTAATGATAGTGTTTATGGTTCTATGAATGGTGTTATGTTTGATGGTCGTAAAATTCCATCTAATAAATATTTAACAAATTATCCTACTATTCTTTATGGACAAACATGCGATTCTATTGATAAAATAGAATGTAATCTCCCTGAATATAACATCGGCGATATAATTTGCTTTAATAACTTTGGTGCATATTCATGGGCTTCTGCATCTACTTTTAATGGATTTCCCATCGCAGATTGGGTTTTAGAATAAAATCACATAAAATTAAATATGTAATTTTATTAATAAAGATCGTGTTTACCTCTACGAACATAATATGCATCTATATTATTATCGTAATCGTCTGATTCATCATCTGTTTCATTTCCTTTTTCTGAACGAACATCTGGTTCTTCGCATCCATATAATAAATCAACTACTTCGTTTTCTTTATACGGTTCACCTGATTCATGACATTCTTTGCAAAACACTTTAAATGGTCTACCATATAATGATAAACATATTACTTGGTAGTCTTCACCTTCTTTAGGTGGAATGTATTTGTTGTGATTATTAATAATATTATCTTCTGTAATTATTACGATATTCATTATTCTGCAATGAGCACAAACATTTACATCATAACATTCTTTGCAAAAAGAATCTCCATATTGTCCACCATCACCATAAAATATAATAGTTTCTTTTTTGCACAATAAACATTTTTTCATGATAACAACATTAATTATACTATTTATAATTGCTTTTTTTTAAGCACTAATTAAAAAAATGAAAATCCTCCTTTTGTTGAATCTTCAGATTCTGACGAAGATGCTTCTTTTGCAGATGAATCTTCTGATGTATCTTCTGATGAATCTGATAAATTTGCAAATGAATCAGCAGTCATCTTTAATCCGCCAACACCACATGATATAATTGCTACAATAATTATACCACAAACAATTGTTGATGTTGTAAAACTTGCACATGAACCAAATTGTGAAAATGATTGAGAATATGTTTCATTTGACGTCGCATCTTGTGTTGATGCTTGGGTATTACGTAAATCAGCAGCAGTTGTTCCTGTTAATTTTTGTATATTACTACTTGCTACAGAATCATCTGATTTTACACCCATTTGAGTTGCAACACTGTTTACAATTGAAGTACCAATATTTAAACTTTGAGATAATGTTTGACGTAATGTCATGTTATAATTTTGAGATATATTTGTTACTGTACAGTTACCTCCTATATTTGCTGCATTAATACTCAAATTTTGATTTGCAATAACAGTTTGAGCTAATATATTTACAGTATCTTTTGTAAAATTTTGTGTAACTGCATTATTTACAATTGATTGTAATGTTTTATTAATATCTACTTTATCTGTAAATGGAGCTGATAATGCTACTGCATTTGATAAATTATTATTTACCGCTTGTGTAAGATTTACATTTGCTGTTAAATTTTGAGGTATAATTGCTGTTGGATTTGCTACTGGTATTGGATTATTATTTGCTGAAACTTGACTTAAATTTGCTACTGCTGATTGTGCTAAGGATGCACTTTGTGCTGATGCAATATCTGTTGCAATGTCTGCATTCATTACTTGATTATTTTGTGCATTAGTACTTGCTTGAAATTGAGCTAAAGTCGCATTAGCTAAATCAGTCCTAACATTATCAAGTGCTGTCATATTTAAAGTTGCTATTTGTGCTACATCAACTACTGCAGTTTGTGATACATCAGATATTGTCAAATTACCTGCACAACCTGTAAGATTAATACTCATATTTTGATTAATAGTAATATTTTGTTGTGTGCTTGATGTTGTATTCGTAATACTATTTACTACCATTTGATTTGTTATTTCTGATAAAGAAGTTAATGAATCATTTGTCATATATGTTACTGCAGCATTTACAGAAGTACTATTATTTACCGTATTATTAGTAGTTTGTGTATTATTATAAGTTGGAGGACAACTTGACTTATTTGCACCATTGTCAGTTCCTACTGAACTTCCTTCATTTCCTGCTGCTGATGCAGATGTTGAAAGTGCTGCTGATGCAGATCCTTTTGCTTCAGCACCAAATGCACCTGCAACTGAACCTGCAGCTGAACCACCTAAACCACCTAATATATCACCAGCAGCTCCACCAGCTACAGATCCACCAGCTTTTGCACTAAGATCCATTCGTGCTGCTGATTCTAACGCCGCTTGAGTAGCAAAATTTGATTGTTGTTGCGCTAACGTAGCACTATTTTCAACTGAATTTGTACACCCTGGACCAGCAAGCGGTGGAAAAGGTAATGCACCTCCGCTACCATTTTGACCTAACGTAGGTGGTTGTAGTAATGGTGGTACTGCTGCAGAAGTCGTTACATGAGCTTGTGCAGTAGGAGGAGGTGGAGAATTATCAATAAAAGTTACTGAAGCGCTAGATTGTGAAGATGGACCATTACCCATATTTTTACTATAAATTAAAAAAAGAAAAATATTTTTTTAGTTTATGGGAATAGAAAAATTTTTTAATACTCTACATACTTCATATAAAGCAATTTTAATCACACCATTCAAAAAAACATCAGCTGATTTTCTATTCTTTGATTTTAATTCAATCATTCATAAAATATCTGCTCAAACTGTATCTGATTTAAACTACCTTTACAAAATTTTATTAATATCTAAAAATTACCCATCAGATAAGCTTATCAAATATTTTACTAATAAATATAAAAATTATCAAAATATATTCTATCTATCTATAGATTTTCTCTATACTCCATCTGGTATATCTCAACTAATAACTGATTTGAAGAATATTGATATTAATACTATTATCATATATCAAATTATAAAACATATCGAATATTATATTTCCCAAATTACTAAATTAAAATATGTCTACATTTCAATTGATGGTGTACCCAGTATTGGAAAAATAATGGAACAACGTCACCGAAGATATATAGGTGAAATTATTGGCTATCAAAATTATAAAAAAATTATGTCCTCTAATTTTCCAAATAAATTATCTGAAGATTATCCTTATGATTATCCCTCTTATTATCAAACAAGATTCCAATTTCCAAAATTAAATATATCCCCTAATACCTCATTTATGCGAAAATTAGTTAAATCTATTAAAAGTCATAATTTTCCTATTCCCGTTCAAATAAATGATGACTCTGTCAGCGGTGAAGGTGAATTTAAAATTATTAATTTTATTCGTTCTTTTAATGATTTATTCATTGATAAAAAAATTATTATTTATAGTCCTGATTCTGATATGATTTTATTATCTTCTATTTTACCTCATGATATTCATATTTTACGATTTGACCAACAAGAAAATATTGATTATATAATGTCTACCGAAATATTTAAAAAAATTGTCTCCAAATATATTACTGATAAAAATAAT